TTATAGTTACTTCTAACTATGATGCTCCTGATTTCGAAACTAGTAATGTGCTTCTTACAGTTACATACCCCGATAAAGAAAACTACTTCACAGAACTGTATGATGAAAGCGATACATTGTTGGTAACCTCTAATTATAGTGCACCTGAAACAGTAAGTGGTGTGACGACGGTAAATTTGGTTACTGTGTATCATATACATCCTTCTAATAACGTGTCCGTAGTCACAACAACTTATTTAGGGACCGATTTCTTTGAATCTAATATGATCAACCTAGTTGAAGAGTATACCGAGCAAACGGTTAGCGCTGGAATAACTTCCGTAGAAGTTAGAGAGTACAACTCTCTATTAGAACTTGTAAAAACTAAAGTGACTACAACCGATACAATTAATACAACTGTAACAGTAGTTGAAACTTATACCGACGATACTTATTCTGATTCTAAACGAATCACAACAATTTATTCAGGGGAATATGTAGTCACTGGTACCATTCAAAGCATTACAGATGAATCGTTTGCAGTGACTATTCAAGACGGAATAACAAATGTCACGATTACAGAGAAAACATCGACAAATATTGTTGTCAAGCTCACAGTGATTTCCAAAGACAATAATATAAATAAAACAACTGTTACTGATACGTACTTCAACGCTGTATATCCTGATGTATATAGTTTGACTACGGTATATGATGGTATAGGTGTGAATGAAGACAATATAGAAAGCACTACAACAGAAATAGCACCGTATGTAGGATTATTGGATAATAACCATATATATACCAATTACGAAAGCGACTATACACATCTCAGAGGTGGATATGCTGTCAAACATTTATACACAGAGTACACAGGACCCCATATCCGAATTAAAAGATCATCCGACAGTGGTGAGTTAGATGTGACATTTGACACGAATGGTGTTTTAACTGAGTACTATGAATGGATAGGAACGGATATAGCGAATGTGGTGACATGGTATGACCAGAGCACAAACGGTAACCATGCTACAGCTTTTGGTACGGTGACGTTCGATTATACGAACAAGAGGGTCGTGTTGGGTCCAGATGGATATTTTGAATTACCGAATGGCACAGTACCATATGGAGACGATCCATATACTATGATACTCGATCATGGAGAGAGCAAAATAGACAGTAGAGGAAACATAAATGGAACATTAGTTTATTCGGGAAAAGCGTATGCTTATAATAATTTTCAAGGAAATTGCATAAGGGTAAACAATTCTACATTTTATAATAGTATTTGGCATCGTGGGAATGGTGCTGATTTAACTGAAGGATATTACAGACCAGAACAAGTACTTATAAACGTATGTGGAACTCGTGTAGACGGTTACGTAGATCGTGAAATATACGCATATGTTGATGGTATTAATGGTCAACAACAATCAACGAATACAAATGTTAATACAGCAATACGACAATCTTTAGATATTAACAACTATATAGGTGTGTGGATTAATAGCGACACGTCGGGTAAACAATGGTATTGGAACGGTGAGATATACACCGTCCTCATTTACGACAAGTCGTTAGAATATACGGATATTGATTTTATATCTGAGAGATTAAGACCAACTTCCTAAAAAATAAAATTTATATAATATTACTATTTAGTAATCATAAGAAAAATGCCTGCTACCTATTTATTAACCACTAATAATTTAGGTGATGTGGATGATATTGAGAAAGCTCGTGATAACTTAGGAATATCAAGAGACATAGTGGATCCGAACAATGTGGACATTAAGGGTGGCTCTGTATCAGTTGACTATTTTCGTTTGACTCAAATCGAACCATTTGATACGGGATACATTTTGACTGCGGATTCTGACGGAGTTGCGAAATGGTCGGCTTTAGAGTTATCGGACTTAAATACAAATATAAGTAGTTTCATAAACAATGTGCCTTATGCGTCTCAGGAATGGACATGTAATAATTTTATGCGAAATGAGGATAATCTGAGTGGAATCACGGATAGGGTTGTTGCGTTAAGTAACTTAGGAATCAATTTCACATTTGGTGATGTAGACGATAATCTGAATGGTTATTTGCAGATGACAAACATAGTGATGAGTAATTTGCAAGTAAATGAAAGTGCTCAAATAAATGAGGTTATCATTAATGATAAGATCACTTATAATACAGATTTCGTCTCATCAAATAATATGGTATATATCGATCCAAATACAAAGGAAATCCGAAGCATTGAATTAGGTAACGATATAGAGGATATCGATATTGATATTGATGCCAGAAAGAGACCACCAAGTATGGCATTATTAAACACTGTATATCAAAATATTTCTGAAACAATGAACACTATGGAGATAACATTAGGTAATTTAATCATTGACAACTATTATTTACAAATAACTCGCAATTTATCCGATTTACCTGATGCAGAGATTGCTAGATCAAACCTTGGCTTCCAAGGTGTGACAATAAACGATGATGGTATAGAGACTGGAAGACTTCGGTTAAATAACGAATTCATATTGGATCAAACAACACATGAAAGTGGTCAATTCTTAAGATGTGATGCTTCAGGCAAAGGAACTTGGGAAAGTTTACCAGATGCTACAGCGACCGAGAAAGGTACAGTTCGTCTTACCAATGATTATGAATTTGATACAACTTTTGATGATACAGTGGTTGCTAGTTTAAAAACAATAAAGAGTTTTAATGATGGCTTCGCAGATTCAACAACAGAGTTAGTTGAATCACGTTTAAAGACCACCAATTTGTTAAGTGAATACAAAGATCTGAATATTAATGACAGAGCATTATTATTATCTAATTTGCATGTGACACATAATGCCATATTTGATTCACCAAACAACCTTGCGTATTTCGTGGATGACGTAGGGTTTTTGCGTGCAGACAATTTTTTGTATGAAATAGGAGGGTACTCAAATGGAATTGAACAAACAAGGTCTAACTTGAATTTAGTAAAGGTTGCATGGACGGGAAGCTATTATGATTTATCAGATGTTCCTTCTATTAATGATGATATGTATATAAAGGTTGATAACAATTTATCAGAATTTGAGTCCGAAGCGAATAGAACACAAGCTCGTGATAACTTAGGACTGTTAGATATGGCTACAATGTCACGCTCCAACGTAGATATAAATGGAGGTGTCATTACCGATCTAACAAGTATAAAAACGAATGAACTGATATTATATGATGTTGACATACCTATAGATTCTATGAATAACAACACTTGTTTTTTGAAAGCAGGTGATACAAGTGGTACAGCTACATGGGGAGCTTTACCAGATGCAACAGCGAACCAAAAAGGGATTCTGACATTACAAAGTTCATTTGATGATCATGATGATTCAAGCGCATATACATCATCATGTGTTCATGATCAAATAATTAGCATTACTACCGAAATCAATTCAATTGTGGTAGATACAGAAATAATTGATAGCAACATAAGTACAAATTCTAGCTCCATACAAACACTAAGCATTGCATTAAGCACATCCTTGTATCATCCGTCAACAGGTGTAAATAATGCATTGAGTACACTTTCAAATGATATAAATCTTTTGGAAGTTTTAGTGGATGGAAACCGTCATGACTATGATCTAAACAATGTAGATATATACAATACATTAAGTAATATTGAAAGCGAACTAACTATTGTTGTGGAAAATCAAGTGAATACATTAAATACTAGTATAAGCACAACCACATCTACATTAAATACTAGTATAAGCACAACCACATCTACATTAAATACTAGTATAAGCACAACCACATCTACATTAAATACACGTATAGATTACGAAGTGTCTAATATAAACGAAGATATACTTTATATGACATCTAATGTAAGTACATTAGATGGTTCATTGAGTTTATTAAAAACACAGTTTCAAAATTTACATACGATGGTTGATTCATCAGGAGGGGTAGATAGTCAAAGCTATCGTATTAATGTGATTGAGAGATCATTATGGGGATACGATAACGAACCACTTGGTATAACCTACAATCTATCAAATCTAACGGAAGATTTTAGTAATTATGTTCTCAGTACAAATAGTGCAATAGATACAACAAATTTGAGTATCACGGAGAATCGTGATAGAATTATTAAATTAGAAATACAACAATCAAACACAGTTGATGATATTTTAGAAATAAAAACGGATATAAATGATACCAAATCAAACTTACTTAGTACATCTATTGATCTACTAACACATAAAACCGATTATGGCTATTTAAAATTAAATGTAGATTCTAATAATGATAAAATAACAGAATTACAAAACTCGTTATGGGGAATAACGGATGAAAATACATCTGGAGTGAAAGGGACATTATCTAATTTAAAGAGTGAGTTTGATTCACATGAGGAATTTACGATAGCTAATGTAGTAAGTTTAACATCAAATTTAGGGGTAACAAATTCAACATTAAGTCAGGCAACTACAAGTATTTCCCAAATGACCAATAGTTTAGATCAGCATATTATTCATTTCAATTATCTTCATAGCAATGTCGATAGTAATATTTCTAAAATAACGGCCATTGAACATTCACTATGGGGACTTTCGGATACAGAGCCGACAGGTATACGAGGGGATTTAACTCAATATATGACTAGTTTTGACAGTCATATTACTGAAGAGTATAATGTATTAAATGCGTATTCTCATTCGAACATTAATGCTTTTTCAGAAAGACTTGCTTCATTAGAAGGGGGGTCAGGGTTCGAGCAAGAAACTATTGCATCAAATGTCTTTACAATTTTACCTAATAAAATCGAATTATTAAGCGTTGCATTGTCATCACAAATAGAAAATGAACAAAATAATCATGACATGCATTCAGCTTTGAATACGCAGTTATCAGATTCTCTTACCACTTTCAGTAACGATTCATCAGGTTACATACATTCTTTAAGCAATAGTTTAACTGCAAATATATCATTAGTGGATAATGTATCTACTTTAGCTAATCAAAATTATACTGATATACTAAGTACAGCAAATACCCTTTATACTCTAAGTAATGATTTTAATCATTTTAAGACATTAGAATGGGATAGAGATTTTAAATTGACTACATTACCAAGCATTGATACTAATATATCAACTTTAGAGTCAACAGCAACATTGTTAAGCACAAATATTTCATCGACATTAGACATTTCGTTATCAACTCAGTCAAATTTGAACACCACTACAAGTTTAGCCGAATCATTGAGTATTTCTCAAGAATTCTTATCGATCAACTTGAGTACTTTAGAAGTTTCATTAAGTACTTCCGATAACGACACTGTGAATTCTATTAATTCTATTAATAGTTCCGTAACAGCATCGTTAGATAGAATAACTTTGGTAGAAGGGCAAATAGGTAGTACAGGTAACTTAAATTTTGTTTCGACGCAAGTGTTCAATACTTTGAGTACGAATTTCAGTATTTTGAACACACATGTCTATGAATTAGACAACTCCATAAGTGATACTAGTATTCAACTATCAAATTTGGATTTATCTGTTACAGAAAACTATGATAGAATAACATCATATTACAGTATTCCATTGCAAGATAGTGATATGCGAATTGATATAGAAAACGATAAAATAAAATTTAAAAAGAAAGATAGTAACGGAAATTATCAAACTTTGCATATTTTTAGATGAACAAAAAAATCTAAACAAATCTAAATAAATATGGCCGATAATATAATAAAAAAACTAAACAATTCTGTGAAGCAAACTGCGAATAATGTAGAAAAAGAAAATGTCAAACTGTCATTTTTTGAAGATGCACTGTCTAAAATAAAAAAGGAAATAGTGAACGACGAAATAGGAATTGATAATATAGTTATAACAATAATCAAACTTATGGAGATTGTAGAAAAGTATAAATCTTTGAATGGTTTGGAAAAAAGAATACTAGTAATGAAGGTGATTAGTAAGCATATTGAGAATTCAAACATGTCAGAAGATGACAAGAGTAATATGATTTACATTATAGACAATACAGGTTCTCAGATTATTGATACTATAATATTCACATCGAAAGGAAAACTTTTCAAAAGCTTTAAAGGAAGACTGTTTAAAATGTTTAGTTGTTGTAAATAGAATTGTAACTATCAAAAAAAGACAAAAAATGTAAACGATCTTGAAAACTCAATTTTCTGAGCCAAATGTCAAATATTTTTTTTTTCAATATACAATTAGAAAATGTATTGGTATGAATATCAATGTAAAATACGCCATTTTTATAAATGTGAAAGATATATTTATATTTGTTGTGATAATTATTTTTTTTTTGTTTTTTTAAAGAGTAAAACAGTAACAATTGTTTATAAATAAATAAATTGTCGTATGTTAAATTGTCATTCAATTTGTTCAATAGTTTAACGGTATCAACGAGTTCATTTTTAAGTAAATTACTAACATGGTTAAGTTTTGTTAAATGCATGTAAATATCACATATTATATCATTAGGCAACCATTTAATATAATGAAGCTGATTAATTTCCATATACAATGATACTCTTTATATTATTATATGAATTTGAAAAAAATTAGGAAAACGTATTTGTTCGTAAGCAATTATAGTAGACTTAAATTTGCTTTGTTTCGTTGTAAAGATTAATTTTACGGTAGTTGTTGTTAAGTTTCTTACTTCTCCATGAATCCGGAAGTTGGCAGACTTGTTCTTTGAAACCTTTATTATAAATACTATCAATCTCTTCAGTTTTGAGAGCATAATTATAGTAGGTCAAGTCAACGATATCAGCATCAACTATTCCTACACCATCCAAGTCTCTGTTTGATGCAAAAAGAACAATGGGTCCATTGTTTATTTTAAGAGAGTTCTTTTCGAAAGACTGTGTTTTGACAAGAGCATCATCAATAAAGGCATCTACTTTAATGCCTTTTTCGATACCGCCGAAATCGAAATTATCTTGAATCGAGAAGGTAATTAAATTATAATGCGGATTTTTCTTACTTGATTTGATCATACCGAATACATCGGAATCAAGATCTACAAATAGATGTGGGTTTCTTATGCTGTTGAATTCAATACGAATGGAATTGGGTGATTGACCGAAACGAATAAGCGGGCATTTATCAACTCTGTTTCTGAGTTTATCTTTTCTAAGTTTTTCATTTTTTTCAATGTCGGAACCGGTATATTCGTTTACATTTTCAGGTTGGAATTGTTTATGTTCAATGTTTTGATCACCACTGTAGCTACCTGTATCACCGCTACCTCTTTGATAGACATATCCTTTTTGCAAATCACTTCCATCATCCTTTATTTCTACACCACGATAGAATATTATTTTGTTTTTAAGAATTTCTTCAGTTCCAACACCACGACGAAGCCAGAAAGAATAACTGAATTGAGCTCCACCTAGTTGATTTGTAGAGCGGGGAAGATCTACATACATTTCACGATATGGATCGAAAGTATCAATAACTACACGACCTTTGTCAAGACTACATATACCTTTAGTAATAGGTACTGCGACTTTATTTTTAGATGAAAGATCGCTGATAGAAAATGTGGTCTCTTTTTTCATTTTGTAGTAATCGCTGAATATATAAGGCAAAAACATGAAATTTATTATGAGACTTAAAAATACACCAAATATGAAATACAGACCTCCTTTCTGAAATGAATTGATATTCTGCATATTACTATTTTAATTTATTAAAAAGAAAAAATATTACAATTATAGTTTTGTTTTTATGTGGAAACTGTAGAATCATTACTAACAGCTATCGTATCTAATTTGAAGAATGGATTACGCACACCATACATGGGTATACCGATGCTACTAAGCATGCTTTTATGAAGTGGTCCTGATTTGTAAACAATCTTTGAATGGTCTACTGTAATAGCGTAGTTGAAAAACTGAATCTTGCTAAGATAACCAGTGAAAACTTCAGAACCTTGAATTCTACCGATGTATAAATTTTTACCAATATTAGTGGTAGATACTAGTCGTTTACCACAGCATATGTTATCCATTTTACAACAAGCATTTCCGTTATCACAAAATTGAATTCCTTGAGTTCTATCCGTACTTAATCCATTATTAGCTTTTTCAATTAATTCTTTGTCAGAAATATCAACAACCTTACGAAGTTCACCATCTACGAAAAGTTGAATGTACTCATTTTCAACAACAAGGTTGACATTCACCCAACGCTGCATGGGAATATAATCAACGGTTAAGCGAAGGAAATCGCATCCTCTGTATTTGTGTAAATCGAGAAGGGTATCAGTGCGTAAATTCGTATTAACGGCTTCTCCGTTTGTTTTGATTAAAACATGTAACTGATTGTATTCTGGATCAAGATAGAATATCGATGATGCATTCGTAAAGCTATCGTCACTACTACTTAAAAGCACTAACTTAGGTGAAGTAGTTCGTTGTAATGATTCAATATACATCCATACAGAGTACGAGAATTCAGCACCATTATATAATGCGGGCATTGTGACATCTGTGTTTATATTTTTACTAATTGTTGATGAATTTACTGTAGTTGCACTTTTTAAAAGAGTAACAGTGCGTAAATCAGTTTTCATAATGATTTTATATAAATGATATATGACATACAAGGAAACACCGGTTACTAAAACTATCATTGCAATAGTGACAAGACTCTGTGTAGGATTAGAATCTGCCATCAGTTTATTTTTATTTTTATATTGAGAAAATATAATATGATAATAATCATTTCATCAAAGATGTTTTTACTTTTGTAAATGCTTTTTTTTTAGATGGCATAAAATCGGATATAAATCTTTGAATAATTTCAAATTCATTCTTTGTGATTAATTTGCATATATTTTCCGAATCCATATTTCCCAAAACACAATAAATATACATAAATGGAAATAGGCACATATATTTGTTAATATTCATATTTTGTTCCATTTTGACTATTTTTTTGTTAAAGTTTAGTGCTAATGATTGTTTGTTGACCATTTGCGAGAAATCTAAGGATTTTGGTGATGAATAATTGTCATTATCTCTTAACACTAGATTTATACTTTTTAATTTACTATATAGAGACATATCCCATAAAAAAGGATCGTTGTACTCAAACATTGTACTTGTCATTAATTCATGTTCTAAAAATATCTTACTCATATGGGAAACGATATTAAGTTCTTTTATATCAACATGTTTCGTTTTTCTTTCAAGACTTTTATAATAGTTTTCATGAACGCTGCTTAAAATTTGATTCGTATCACGGACGATCATTTGTTTAATACATTCGTCATTTAACGCGTTTTTTCCTAACAATAGTTGAGTTAGTTCAAAAGGAGATGTTTCAATAAAGGCATCTTTTTTTTTCAAAGATATCGTTAGATCTATGTCGTCATCATCAAAAATGATGTGTAAATGATTTAAAATAGTTCTTAAATCATTATCATTATCTTTTATAAGTTTTGTTAATTTGATATAATCAATTAAAGCATCTTCATGAGATGAAGTGATATTTGTAATGTATTCGTCAATAATTTGAAAACATTGATTAAAAGAGAGTTTTTTAAAAGAGAAAGAATTATGAAACAGCACTTTTATGTCTTGAATCTTTTTAGTATTTGAATTAACAACACATACAATTGGACAGTGAACAACAAATCCAAGATCTTCTTTTTTATTTTTTAAAAGTTCTTTTAAAAATGTAGCAAAATAACGATCATTATTCAAATTAATATCAATATCGTCAAATATTATAAGTTTTTTTTTTTTAATGAAAAAACACGAAATCACCGAGTCAAATGTGCAAAAGTTTTTAATTTTATTTTTAAGATCCATAATATTCGAATAAGAGCCTGCTGAGATAAGTAGAATGTCATAAAGGTTGTTTTCAAATATTAATTTTACAATTGTAGATTTACCACATCCCGAATGTCCTGAAAGAATGGTTGTTGTAAATTCATTTTTTAATACATTTTTATCATCAAAGAGGGTACTCTTTATTTGTTGAATGGTTGAAAAATAATGATTAAATTGTTTTAATTTTAAATTTTGTTTATAGTTTTCAAAGATGGACGGATCAAACATACTAATATATCAACATTAGAATTTGATTGAGCGTTTTGTTTTTAAATTTAGGTTTTTAAGGATTTGTTTTTGTTGCGCATTCATTTCTGGCTTCATTCCAAACAAAATGGCTCGCAAGATCACATATATTTCCTGCGGTATTTAAACGATCAAGATTAATTTCTACACCTTGGTGCGAAGATGAATCTGGTGCTCTATTAATCCAATTTTGTGAGTAACTTGTATCATTTCGGAAGCTATCTGCTAATAGTGTATGTGAAGAATGGTTATGATAACCAAGTCCTTGAATGTCCAAACCGGAATGTATTGCATCGTCATTGTTATGCATAATAACGCTACCTTTGTAGTGCACATGCTTACCACCGGTTATTTCTTGAAGACTAGTTTCAGAATGATCCCCAATAGGATGATCATAGAAAGTCACTCTCCTGTCATCATCTCCATTATTAGGATTGCTCTTTGTAACACCGGAGGTCATATCATGTAAATAAATGGGTTCATTTGTAGTGAATGTCTCGGCAGCGGGGGAGGCAGCGGGGGAGGCAGCTGGGGGACATATGGCGGTACCATCGGCGGCAGTGGTGGTGGTACTGGTTTTCATTGCACTATTTAATTTATAAATGACCGAATCTAATTTTTGTTCCGATCCAATAGTGCCAGTAAGTGCATTTCCAGATTCGTCAACAAATGACCCTGGAGTTGGATTGAAATTTGAAACGAATTTTTCACCGGAACCACCAGCGAATTGTAAGTTACCTTTTTCATTGTTGGAATAGTTTTTGCATATGTTTATATCTGTATAGTCATTAGTGTCGCCATTTCTAACCTTGACAGTGTCTTTAATCCAATATTCAGGACAAGTATTAAGGATTACTGCGAACTCTCTATCCGTAAGGTTCGACTCTTTTAAATTAACAATTTCTTGAATATTCTGTATTGAACCAAGGAGTGCAATACCAATTGAAGATACTAACGGAATTAAAAGAAATTTAGGCTCTGGAATACTGAATGTGCTTACCATAATAATAAATAGCACAATAAATACCGCAAGTAATACAAATGTGCCGAAAATGGCTTTAAGGGGAACAACGGTTGCGTCAAACATTTAATAAATAATCAGAAAAAATATGAGTGATTTACAATTCATTAGTGAATAATACTCTTGTTCCAGCTGTGCTCATATTTTTGCTTCGTTCAAGAGGAACAGGTAAATAAGTAATATCATGTGAATAATTAATGTATTGATTGAGTTCCGAAATAATTTGTGGAACAGTAAAATTCAAAACTTTAGCATTAAGTTCTTTAACTTGTTGAACTATATTGTCTAATCCATGTTTTGCATATTGTAAATAAAAAGATCGCATAATGATTTGTAATTCTGTGTCACTTTGACTCGAAATGATATGTTTTTCATTTGTATGTTTAAAAACCGAATATCTTATACCGTTTTGAATAGCATCGATGTTTTTTTGTGAAAAATATAATGACGCTAAATCGTTATCTGTATGTAAATACCGAACAGCGTTTGCTTGAAAATGAGCTGGATTAACTTTATTTTCTTTAAAAAACTCGTATGATGTTAGATTGGTTTTATGTAAAGTATCTATTCTACCATTAGACTGCATACTTTACAAATTGATAAGAAATATATTAATAATGTGAGAGAGAATAAATATATGTATTAATAAAAATATAAGAAAATGAATAATACTGACCAAATATTGCGTAAATTCAACAACTACTTTCTAAAAAACGAGCTTTCTTTCAAAGACGATAATGCAGTGAATCACATGCATAATGTAATGTATGGTGGACAAGATTGTACAGGTACGAATAACATATTCAAATTGACCATGCAGTCGTTGAACAATAATCAGAGAACAATTGTAGGTGATACGTTGATGGGAGGGCGTGTAAGTTTTCCATCAAACTTTTTCGATCCAAGTGCTTCATTTCCAAAATGTAAAGCTTCTTCAACTATCATGGGAGATGTTACACCAGGAACTGTTAGACCTGCTTTAAAATCTACATTCCAGCTTGTTGGTGGTGGTAACTCCTTAATGACTAAAAATCAGTTAAACAGTATGTTAAAACAGAATGGTGGAAATTACATGAAACTAAATGAAAAAGATAAGCGTGCATTATACAATAGCTATAATCAAAATTTGAATTCGTTTATGGAAAATTTTGATTCATTTAAAGGTGGTCGTTCTATAAGCAAAAATACAATAAATCGTGCATTTTCTGCGTTAAAAAAAAATTGAAAGTTACTTTAAGGAAAAATAAATAACCGTAAGTACAATGTCAAAAAACATGACAAAATCCGCTTCATCTTCTAGTAAGAAGTATGTCAAGATGAATCCAATGGAACATGTTTTAGCTCGTCCTGGGATGTATATCGGGTCCATAGAAGTAGACAAGACATCATTGTGGGTATTGAATAATAATAAAACTGAGATGATAAAGAAGGAAATCGACTACATACCAGGATTGTTTAAGATTTTCGACGAAATACTGGTAAATGTGCTTGATCATATTATTAGATTGAAGTCAGAATCTGGAGATTGTGTAAAACAGGTGAAGGAGGTATCTGTTCACATGACTCCTACTAAAGTAATTGTGTATAATGACGGAGAGGGAGTAGATATTTACAAACATGATACACATGGTGTGTATATTCCGGAGCTTGTATTTGGAAATATGTTAACATCAACTAATTATGATGATAATGCCGAGAGAGTAATAGGTGGTCAGAATGGAATTGGAGCAAAAGCATGTAATATTTATTCAAAAAGCTTTGAGATTGAAACGGTTGATTCTGTCAGAAAATTGTTGTATAAACAAAAATTCAGTGAAAACATGTTTGAGAAGAGTGTACCTGAAATAACAAAGTATACAAAGTACCCGTATACAAAGATCACTTTTGAGCCTGATTTTTCAAAATTTAAGATAACTGAGTTATCTGATGACATGTTAAATCTATATATGAAACGAGTTTATGATATAAACTCTATTTCACTTGGGAATTTGAAAGTAAATTTAAATGATGAAAAGTTGAAAGCAAGTACTTTTGATAAATATGTTGATATGTTTATTGGATCCAAGAGCGAACATCCTCGTGTGAGTGATGTATGTAGCAACAACAGATGGCAAATTGCAGCTACATATAGTGATGATGGGTTTCAGCAAGTATCATTTGTGAATGGTATAAGTACAATTCGTGGTGGTAAGCATATAGAGTACATCACAAACCAAATTACAAAAAAACTAAGTGAAATGATTAACAAGAAGAAGAAAACGAATGTAAAACAGCAACATATAAAAGAGTTTTTGTTCGTTTTTGTGAATAGTACTATTGTAAATCCAACATTCGATAGTCAATCGAAGGAAACTTTAACAACACCTATATCAAAATTTGGTAGTAAATTTGATGTGGATGATAAATTTATTGATAAATTGTACAAGACTGGTATTGTAGATAAAGCTATAAATATATCTGCGCTATCTGATGATAAGAATAGTAAAAAAACAGATGGAAAGAAGAGAAATACATTGCGTGGTATTGCAAAACTCGATGATGCAAATTGGGCTGGAACAAAAAATAGTGCAGAGTGTACGCTTATTTTAACAGAAGGAGATTCTGCGAAAACAATGGCCATATCAGGTTTGAGTGAAGTTGGACGAAATAAATATGGTGTTTTTCCCTTAAGAGGGAAGGTTATGAATGTAAAAGACATGACCTTAAAAAGGATCAATGATAATGAGGAAATTACGAATATAAAGAAAATCTTAGGGTTGGAGAGTAATAAACAATATCAGGATGTAAGTGATTTAAGATATGGAAAGATTATGATAATGACTGATTCAGATGTAGATGGATCTCATATCAAGGGCTTGTTATTCAATGTATTTCAAAGTATGTGGCCAACTCTTATGAAGATCGATGGTTTTATGAATTCGATGCTTACTCCTATTGTGAAAGTTCGTAAAGGAAAAACGGTAAAAGAGTTTTATTGTTTAACTGATTACGATCATTGGAAAAAAGATACACCTAATCATAATGGGTGGGAGATCAAGTATTATAAGGGGCTGGGTACATCTACAAACAAAGAAGCCAAGGAGTATTTCAAGAACATGAAGTATGTTACATATACATATGATAAAGAATTATCTGATGAAAGCATTGATATGGCATTCAATAAAAAGAGAAGTGATGATCGTAAGAGATGGATATATGAATATAACATGGATAATACTCTTGATTTCATGAAGAAGGATGTTGAGTATTCCGAATTTGTGAACAAGGAATTAATTCATTTCAGTGTTTATAATTTAGAGAGATCTATTCCGAGTATATGTGATGGTTTGAAGAAAAGTTTGCGTAAGATATTGTATTGTTGCTTCAAAAGAAAGCTTCATAAAGAGATTAAAGTGGCACAACTAGCAGGATATGTGAGTGAACACGGTGCATATCATCACGGTGAAGTAAGTCTTCAAGATGCGATAATAGGTATGGCTCAAGATTTTATTGGATCGAACAACATTAATCTATTGTGTCCTAATGGACAATTTGGATCTCGTGTTCAGGGTGGAAAAGATTCAGCGAGTTCAAGATACATTCATACACAACTTAATACACCAATAGTTTATGCATTATTCCATCAAGATGATCATGACATATATACTTATATGGAAGACGACGGTTTGATGATTGAACCACATCATTATATACCAATCCTTCCAATGATATTGATCAATGGTACAAGTGGTATTGGAACTGGATTTAGTACAAACATTCCATGTTATAATCCTAAAGATATCATTTCAAACATAAGAATTTTATTGAAAGATGATACTGCAGAGTTGAACGAAATGACACCGTGGTATAGAAATCATACTGGTGTAATAAAAGATGGTGTCAGTTATGGAAAGTATCATCGAAAATCTAATACTATGATTGAGGTTACAGAATTGCCTATTGGAATATGGACCGAGGATTTCAAGGTACATTTGGAAAGTTATATTGATAAAAATCCAAAGATCTTAAAAGATTACGAAAGCCATTATACGGAAAAGATAGTTTCATTTATACTTATTTTCCATAACAAAAATGTGACTGATGAGATGTTTGATATTAAAGATGGTCAAACATTAACTAAATTTCAGCAAGAATTCAAGATGACAAATTCACGACCATTAATGACTTCAAATATGCATTTGTATACATCAGATGGAAAAATAAAAAAATATGAAAATGTGTTGGATATTTTGAGGGAATTTTATACAATCCGTTTAAATGCTTATAAAGATAGAAAAACGAATCTTATTTCCAAGATCAACCATGATATATTATTTATGGATGCCCGAATTCGATTTATTCTTGATGTCATTGAAGAGCGATTAAAATTATTGAATGCTAAAAAAACAATTATTCAAAAATATCTTGAAGAAAATAAATTTCCTAAACAAGAAAATTGTTACGATTATCTGATAAAGATGCCTGTATATAATTTTACATATGAAAAAAAAGAAGAACTTATTAAAGAACTCAATAAAAAAAGAGATATATTGACTACATTAGAATCCACAAATGAAAAGACCATGTGGCTTGATAATCTTAATACATTCGAAGACATTTATCAAACACTTTAAAACTTCTCGTATGTGTAAAAAAAATTGAAATTAACTTAAAGATATATATATATTTTTTTTAAATAGGATCTCTTTAAACCATTACAAATTTTGGTAAATAAGATATCAAACATGTTAACATTTACGAATTATAGAATATCTACGATGACAGCGACTGGATGTATAGGTGTAAATGTAAATTTAGATAGTTTGTATGATCATGTAATAATAGTGGATATATTGGATACGAATGTCATGGGAATAGTATATGCTGAATTTGGAAGCAACAAACATTCACAGATATGTAAAGGTGTTAATTTAAAAAAGAGATATGTAAGAGTGAATGGTAAAAAGGAAGCGTATACGAAAAGATTTGACAATTCAGTAACTATCAAATACAGAGTTAATGAGAAAGATACATTAAACATCAAGGTTTTTAAGAATGGCAAAATTCAAATGACTGGAGTCAAGAGTGTAGAGCAGGGTAAGAATGCGATCCAAAGTATTATTGATATGATTAAAAATATACATGAAAATCACGATAAAGAGGTTGTTGACAATATCGATGATTTAAAATTTACAAGATTCGATATACATTTGATAAATAGCGACTTTCGAGTAGATATGGAGATAAGGAGGGATTTATTATACAATCTGCTGTTAAAAGAGTTCAGTGTATCTTCTTCGTATGAGGCTTGTATATATCCAGGGGTTAAAATTCAATACAATTTAAACAAAAATTTGGATATAAATACTACACCACTCGGTAAACAAGGTAAATGTTGTTGTCCAACACCATGTAATGGGAAAGGTGATGGTATAACAACAGATGCGTGTAAAAAAATCACAATATCTATATTTCAAAGTGGATGTATTTTAATAACTGGTGTGACCAAGGAAATACATATAGATATTGCGTATAATTTTATAAAGAATGTTTTAAATGAAAACCATGATAAGATTAAGAGAGTCAAGTTACAACTTCCATCGTAATAAACAGCTATGCTATTTACTTACGGGTCAATGTTTCAAGAAAAATGTTCATCTTTTTAAATTCCGTTAGGATATCATTAAGCACATGGGTTACATTTTTGTTTTCACCACAACTATCGGTACATGTTAGGAATTTAGTTAATCTGAAGTAAACTGGATCTACATTTAAAAGTTGCGCAGTGCTTATTGAAGACGTATCTGTTTCATCGTCACTAGATTCAATATCGTCACCACTTCTACTACCATTTCTGCTACCATTTCTGCTACCACTTCTAGATTTACCACCACCATACATAAACTCATCTTCTTGATGATTAATAACGCCATACTGTTCTTTATGTGTAGAATCATACTTGTTGTTATTATGATTTAAATGTCTTTCATGAATAGGTTCCGATGTTTTTTCAATACTGTTGTGATTCAAGTCTCTATTACTGTTTGTATTTTCATTATGATTTTGTTCGTTATTAAAAGATTCATTATCACGTCCATTGATGTTGGTACCCAAATAGTCTTCATCATCTCCCCCAACATAAATTATTTTTCTTTGTGGATTATCGTTAGATAAATTAGTTGACGATTCGATATTCATTTTACAGGTTTTTATATTTTTAACATAATATATTTTTTTAAAAAAAAGATATAACCGAAAAGAATAGACACAGTAAATTTTAATATCTATGTAAATAACAATAATAGTTGTTTATCAAGAATGGATAACAAAGCGTGTATGTTAATGCTTTTTTATTCATTACTAGTTCTAGTATTAATATTAAAAAATAAACAAATTCTTAAAACAAGCCGTAATAACATGATGATAATTGGATTGTCTCTGTCTCTTTTGTTGATTGCACCATTAATTAATAAAAATAATATATATGAATCCTTTGATGAGACAACAATGAGTCAACCAAGTTATGTTCAAAATATATCACATAAAGATGATATGTTAGAAAAGATTAACATGTTAACATCAAATGTTGTGTGCTATTTTTCAACATTTCAAATAGATTCATTTGAACCTAATATCGGAACTTTTCATAACTTGAAGAATACCACTAATGAAAAATACATAAAACTAATTTTGTCTCAAGACAATGCAAATCCTTTAACAGAGTTAGTTGATCAAAGAAATGGTATAAGATTACATGATTATACACAAATAGAGGGTTATCCATGCAATGAGTTAAATTTGAATGGGATGCGTGAGTTTTCTATTTTTTGGTTTATTAAGTTTGATTTTACTGTGAATGATTATTCTACAGATGGTAAACTTTACAATTTAATTGAATTATATTCTTCAAACATAACAGGACTAAAAGCTTTAGCGATTCATTTAGAACTAAAGAAAGGTGACAATGAAACATTTGAGACATTCAAAATTAATTATGCAGGGTTGGAATATCAGTATATATTTAATAATGAAGCAAGATTATCAAACCGTGTCGACTTTAACAAGGGAACACATTTATTGACATTTGTTAAGTATATGGAAGACAATGTACACTATATAAAAATGACAATTGATGATGAACGATTTTTATTGAATCCTGTTCGAATAGAAATGTCAGAGATACGTTTTATTGGTGGTTCTGTAAATAATGGTATCACATTAAGCAGTGAGAAGTTTATGATGAATAAATGGAAAGAAGGTTCACAACAAAATCCCACTATATATTCGTCTTTAAAATTATACATCTATAGTTTTGGTATTTTTAAGAAGGCAATTCACACCACGACTCAAAGTAGCACTATTATTAGTAATATAAATAGTAACTTGCGACAGCAAAGAGATATTGAATTATCCAATATTTTCTTAACCACACAACACGAGTTATACCATAGGACGTCCGAGGCAGATGAGTATTTAGAAAAGAAATCTTGTAAATTATCATCTTCTGTCTGTCAAGAATGTGACGGTGTAGATTGGTCAGATTTGGCATCTATCGTATCTTCTTCTCAATGTCTAGAAAGTGTCAAGGATTATTGTAAAAATATTCAAAATGGTGATATCACTGATTTTACGGATTATCAGAAGAGTATATGTGATGCATTATTTCCCAATTCTGAAGAGCATATACTATCTAATGTGTCAAGTAATATATTATTACATACTTGTTCTAATATATTTGATGATAATAAAACAGATCGTGTATTTTTCAAAGGGTTACGTACAGTTGTACCTAATAATATAGAAAGGAACACTTACCATGTGAGATCAAATGAAATATTACCAAGTGAGTATGCTCAGGGTGATGTTATTCAAAAAATCTCCACTACTAATTTGTTAAGCTCTGTTCCTACTTTCAATAATGTTGCGAATGACATATTAAGTCGACCTATCGGAAATATCTCTTACGATGAACTTGTAAGAATAGCTGAAGCTGTAAAAAACAATACAGATCCTGTAAGCTCAACATCGTCATCAACATCAACATCAACATCAACATCAACATCTTCAGCAAACAAGGTTGTAGTTGACCCGGGTACCGAACCAACAATTACACATGCATCAACTTCTGATTATAAAGACTTAACAAGTTCTCAAAAGTATGACAATATAATGAAAGAATTTAATATTGTAAATGAAGAAATGGATGAAATTGACACTAAAGCAACAGAATCATCAATGTCATTTATCGATAGTATAAAAAAACTTTTTGGATTTATTTAGGAGGTCTCAATCCCCAAAAGTTTTCAATATATGTGTCTTTTTCTGGAAACGAAGAATCTCTTAAAATACTTTCCTGAGATCTCACCGGTAAAGACCATAATGTATTATAAAATTCACAATTTTTTCTTTGATAAGGATTGGTTAAACTTCTTACCTGAATACCATCTGATAATTTAACAGTAAATTCTTGTTTTTTCGATTCAATATAGAACCATATTTTTACATTAGGTTTTACATACGTGTTTCCCAAATCTTTATAGTAAGCATTAGGGTAATTTATTTTTAGTATACCTGTTTTATTGTCATCAATGATGATAAAACCTGTATTTTCGGACTTGTCAAATGCTTGTTCTTCGTTATGAAACGGTAAAGCCGAACCTGTAAAACTTGTTCTATAATCAGGGGAGTTTGCTGCAGAATAATAGATTTTTTTTTTATCAATGTCTACTGATGTTTGAATATGTAATATAAAATCATGTGTATCATTCATACCATTTATTGTATTAACATGACGCACTTGTATCATTTATATTATTCTAAGAAAAACTAATGTGAAGATAAAGTCATATAAACTGTTGTATACCTTTATCTAATTATAATTTCTTCCAGTTCCTAATCCCGAATGGTTGTTTTCAGTAAAATTGCATTTTTTATCATTACACTGAACCATATTTCTTTCAGGTAACATAGTTCCTGGTACATTGGTTGAGTAACAACCAGAACATTCATTCATTTTTTCAGAAAGGGAAACGTTGTCTTGAATCATGTTAGATGCATTATGAATCATGAACTGGCGTTCTTCGTAACTTGATTTGAAATTCTTTTTAGTTTTGCGTTGATGATCAAGTGTGCATTGAGTACGATAATCTGTGAAATTACGACCATCAGCCATACGAAATGGACACGATGCCAATGTTTGTTTATTGTCAGTTTTTGTTTGAGCAACACTGTTATTTGTTTTTGAACTTAATTTAGGATTTTCATCACACTGATTACAAGACATCGTTTATGTATTTTAATTAATATAAAACAAAATTTTTTTGATTATATATATATATATTTTTTTATGATTTAATCTTCTAAGATACGCTTGATTAATTCACTCTTTGGACCTTTCGTATTCTTTCCATGTGTCTTTAAAATTACACGCAACTCTTCATTAGTTTTCTTTACAAGAAAACACTCCGTCAATGATACATCTTCTGTATCGAATGTTTTTTTCAATACTATATCATCTTCTTCAAGAACTTCATTGTTGGTATTTGCTACCTGTTCAAAACTCTCGTTTTCATCATTTTGTTTTTGTTGATCTGTTAAAAGTTTTTCTGGATCTTCAGTTGCGTCGTCATTTACGAGGTCGTTATTTTGAATTTCGTCAATTAATTTTAAAATATCTTCCGATTTTACACTATCTGTATCATTATCTGTATCATTATCATTATCTATTATATCTTCCTGTTTTTCTGTGTTTTTTAATACATAATTATCCATAGAAGAATCGCACTTGTTATCGTTAGACATTATAATAGGTCGAGTCAAGTCATATTGTAAAGTATTAAACTTATCTGCAAGAACTTTAACCTCTGTTTCTAAGGATTTTACATATCTGTATATCAAAAATACACTAAATAACACAATACCAAGCATTAGCATATTATTTATCGAAGAACTCATTTTGAATAATCTCATAGAAGGTGGTGTCATACACTTTTTCATAACAAAATTTAATTTGATATATATTAAAATACTTCGGTTTTAAACTCATTTCGCTAATTTATTCTTTATAGTCATAGCATTGTTCAAAATAGATTCATCAAATCCACGCCCTTTAAGCAATTCAAGTGCAACATATTGTTTTGAGATACCTTTTGAAAGTATATATGGAAAATGTATGCTATGATCTTTTTTAATATTTACATTCATTTTATAACAAACGAAAGAGGTTTCTTTTTTAAGTTTTGTTAGATAGATAAAATGTGTTGTAATTACTGTCATCACGTTTTTAAATTCGCTTATTTTTTGTAAAATGGAGTAAGCGCCAGCAATTGCTTCTATTACATTTGTGCTATTGAAAATTTCATCCATTACAATTAATGATTTTGCTTCTGGATGTTTTTTGATAACAGATAATATATATAAACATCGGTTCATTTCAGCCTCAAACAATGACTCAACACCTTTACTATCAGGGATATTTATCTGGGTATTGATGAAAAAGAATGGAGTCATTTCAGTATATTCAGATGCAGTTAAGGTGATGGTCTGGGCGAGTAAAACATTCAAACAAAGCGTTTTTATAAGGGTTGACTTTCCACCAGCATTGGGCCCTGTTATCAGTGCGTTTTTAAAATTAAAATCATTTTTTACTGAGACATCTTTATTTACACATAAATGCCATGCTTTTTTAGAATTAACAAATGTATCGCTTAAACTTGTATTATACTTTGTAAAAGACAGTTCGTGTTCGTTTTTTACGGTTATTATTGATATAAGTGCATCGATGATATATGATTTATTAACAATATTTAAAAAGTCAAATTGATTAAAATTTTTATATTTAACAAGCTGATCACCGAAATGTGAGAATATTGTAAAAGATGAAAATGGTTTATAATCTCTCAACATTTGGATTGTACTTTCATCATCAAATGGTATTTTTGTACTGACAAACGAATCTTCAAATGGTAAAATTATATTTTTCCATATGTTATCATTAAGTTGAATACATGATTTTAGATATGTAAATGCATTATTTACTTTATTAGATATGAACTCGACTATTTTATAAGCTGTCTGAGAAACATTTACTGTATTTATAATTCCTTGAAAATAAAACAAAAATGAAAGTATATAAGTTACAATCTGTAACCTTGACAACATAGTATTTCCGCTATTCAATAAGTTTAATACATTACTGGACATCGTCATACTTTTGTATAACATTTTCACATATGTAAAAAATGACATCTTAAATAAATGACCAAATTTGTACTTGAGTATGATAAATGGAATTATGAAATAAATAACAGGAGAAAGAATCCCAAGAACAGGGGATATCATAATTTTATAGAAGTTATATGACGTCATAGTGACAGGATCGTTGTTCAATTTATTAAGAATCCAAAAACTGAAATAGATAGTATTAATTAGTTCGTCAACTGTTTTTTCATTTTGTGAGAAAAACCATAGGAAATCGGTCTCCGTTTTTTTAAGTTGAGATAGCAAATTGGTATATGTATTTGGGTCGATATTGGATAAAGTGTTTAGACATTCTTTTCTTTTGTTTAGGTTGCTGACATTACATAACGGATTCTTCAACAATTCTTCAAGAAAAGTTTTGGAACCTATTGTGGAACATTTCTCTTGAAAGATGTAATATACTGTAGACCTAAAATTTGCGTTATCATATGGATGAAACACCTCTAAATCATTCATAACATCATTACCAAGAATTATATCGCTTTGACGTATATTAATATTGTATGTTTTTTTTGAAAGTTCATTGGGCTCTTGAAAGTTTTCTAAAGGAAAATCTGTAGTATTTAAAATATTCCAATTCATTTTTATGTTAGTTTTACTAATCTTTTAAAGAGAAGCCAATATACGCAAAGCGCCAATACAAGATATATTATAATCTCAAGAAAATGACTGTCAAATACACTATGTTCATATGGGTTTCGAACAAATAACATTAATTGTATAAAAAACTGTAACATAACCATTTTGACTATATCTTCAATCATAGGGAGATACTCTTCTCCCACTTTAGAAGTTACATTGAACTCTACAATATAATTAAAAATTGATTTATCGTTTTTATCCATTTATATGGTTTTTACTTTAAAGATATATATATATATTTAAAAAAAGATTTTTAACGAAAAGATTATACAAACATGCATAAGAACTTAATCGTTTATAAAAACAATATTGTTGACATTCCATACTTACCAGAAGAATCACATAAAGATTTTGAAATGAGAAAATGGTATATTCTTAAAAACATACATGTAACAAATGAAAACGGCTGTGATAATGCGATATGTAGTCTAGACGAACTTATAAATTATTCTAAACTATATATTCGGAAGGAAAATAATAAATGTGTTTTTGATACTCACAATATGGAAATGAATAAAACTTTTGAAAAGAATTTATTCATTAGATCCAATTTTCATAAATAAAATTTACTTTTTAGAAAGAGACACTTTCTTCACAGAAGCTTTCTTAGATTTCATGGCAGAAGAAGCCTTATCTTTTTTGAGGAACGCTTGTAAGCTTTCTTTAGCAAGAATTAAACCAAATGGTACCAAAAGATTTGACACATCCTGTGCTAAATTACCTCCCTTCTTTGCAGCGCTTCGATTAGATGGAGTGTTTTTATTAGTGTATTTTTTACTACCACCAGCGTGTTCTTTATATTCTGCAGCATTAGCTGCACAGCCAGAATATCCTCCTTTCTTTTTTTCAAATGTAGCAGCATTATAAGCAACATTACCACCTGACTTGTTAGTACCGTTCACCATTATTAGTTTTTTTATAACATATACTAATATTTTTTTACAACATATGCTAATATTTTTTTACAACCTCACTGTCATCATCGCTTGAGTTATCATTATTATGAAAAACTGATTCGTTCAATTGAATACATTCCATGATCATCTTTATGAAATCTTGAGAAACACTCTTATTCAAAAACCCCAGGTCTTCGTATATTTCCTTAATGTCCTCATGTAAATTGATGAACGAGTTCATATTGTAATCAAGAAATATCTCTCTAATATCGTTGTAATACATGTTGTCTTCTTTGCCTAAACTATAGCTGAAAACCTTTGAACTGATTTAAACAATATTGGCGATTCTTCTATAAATACATATTACACTTTTTAGATTGTCTCTTCGTCATGAACTCTGAACATAATTTCAAAAATTGGTTTTTCTTAAATGAAAAAACCGTCGATGAAATTTACAATGTAATTTTAAAAAGAATTAAAAATGATGTTTACATCAATCATCCAATAAGTTTATTTAACATTAACGAAGACAAATTGTACGATAATATTGTCCAATATATGTTTAAAGTATCAAATAACAAAAACAAACATTTGTATCGAATGCGTTAAAGTCCATCTTTTTTTTTTACACATTATTCTTAATACAAGATGAGTTCTATCTTTTTGTTGAATAATGTATTGATCAAAGACAACACAAAATGTAGTAGTAAAGAAACCGCAAATTTAGTTGTGAGATGTTCTAAAGAGGATCTGAATGTAGAATTACTCAACGATGTATGTGCGAATATGGATATAGATGTTTTAGAAAGTGATAACGAATATATTGATTTATCATTAAATTTATCTGGTTCTATTCCCATATTATCGACGATAAATTTGAATCAAAAATATTTGTTTAAGATTAAGGCAAACTCTTCACGAAAGGTTCGTGTATTAGAGATTGAAGAGTTGGAACCGTTCTCTTTCGAGAACAATAAAATTGATGTAAACAGTACCTCTACAATAGGAGTTGATGATGAAGACATACCTGAACCAGATGATATGGATAAAAATCACATGAAAAATGAATTACTTGAAAAAATATCAATTATGATTGATAGTTTAAAGACTAATGTAAAATCATTAAAATCTATGCAAGAGGAAATTAATAAAAAACATGTAAACCTGAAAACTCTGAATAAAGTTGATAATTATTTGAATGAATTATTTGAAAAAAATAATATATTACATTATAAATAAAAATGTCAATTACAGATATTCTTCGTGGTGTTTTAATATTATTAGCTGCGGCTGCTTTAATTTATCTTGCTATGGAATATGCCAAGAAACAAAAAGAAAATGATGAAGGTTTTGAAGCTGCAGAAATAAGCGACAAAAATGATATGTTATTACCTTCAGATTATGTCATGCCCACTTCCTCAAAATTTGTTGAGACAGTTAAATCATCATCCAAAAATGCAGTACCATCCGAACCAGAGTCCAATCAAAATTATAAACCAGTGAATCAAACTGGTGAGAAGCTTCCTAAAGATTGCTTCCCGAAAGATAAACTTACAGCCGAGGATCTCCTTCCAAAAGATGCAGCCAACTCCAAATGGGCTCAAGTAAATCCTGCTGGTCAAGGTGATCTTAAAGATAAAAATTTCCTTAATGCTGGTTACCATACTGGTGTCAATACCGTCGGTACATCTCTTCGTAATGCTAATCGTCAAATTCGCTCCGAACCACCCAACCCTCAAGTCAAGGTTTCACCATGGAATCAAACCACTATTGAATCGGACTTAAATAGACGTCCATTAGAGATTGGTGGGTGTGATTGAGACTTTTATATTAGGATTGTTTAACTGAAAACTTTTCATCAATAATATGTTGTTATTTTTTTTATCTATGTAAATAGTTTTTTCTTTATCTTCAACTTTTACAAGATTAGGATAACCAAATAAATTATACATCAATCTAAATTTGTCGTTGAATAAAGAATTGGTTACTTTGTTAATGAACTCATTTTCACTCATTTTATTGCTAAATATATTAATACATTCATTTTTGAATACTGATTTAAACTTAAGAACCGATTTTAAATTCATTAAAAATGAAAGATAACAATAATAACGAATTGTTACTTTTATCTCTTAGCAAGTATTACAGTTCCAATTTAGATAAACTTCAAGAGATCCTTCCTATTATTGGTAAATCTTCCAAGATTTCGCTTCGTTTGATCGATTGGTTTGTTACTAATTACTGTAAAAAAAATAACGTAGTTTTAGTTAAGAAAAACAGTAATAATGACGAATACTTCAATGTTTACTCTAATTATCGTTCTCAATTAAAAGCTTTCAAGAAAATTCAGTTTGATCCGTTTAGAAGAAGAGACAGGATTGATTTTTATTATTCCTCGGAAAAATTTGTTGAAACTACTATAGGTCAACTCAATTTCTTTAGATGGTTTTTAGAAAACGATCTTTTAATTTATGTGAAAAAAAACAGTCAACCTATTGAAAATGATATGATTGTATGCAATTCAGATAATCATCATAAACAATCTAAAGATCATGAAGTAGCTTCTAAAAAATATGAAAGGATACACGATAATGATCATGTAAGAACAACCGATGATTTTCAAATGAAAAATAACACATTACTCAACAATAAACCCCGTTCTATGATAAAACAAATGACAAAATTTAATGGTTTTACTACAATATCGTTCACTTGAAATGAGCAAAATAATGTAAAAAAAGAAACAAAACTAAAACTCTTGATCTTCAATCGTAACATTCAATTCACTCTTCAAAATTTTAGATAACTCACCAACAGCATACAAATTTAAAACTGCATTATAATCACCGTAATAAGTTCCATTTATAAATAACATTGGGCATCGTCGTGTTTTGCTCAAGCTATGTAAATGCGAAACCGCTTCCTCATAGCTGTTATCATCATCAATTTCACTAAGGTTAAAACATAAACATGTCACTCCTTTTTCTTTTAAAAATATATCCAGTTTATTACAATCTGAGCATCCAGGTAATTTAAAATAAACCAAAGAATTTTTATTTAATATATTCTTAATAACTTCCATCAGTGTTGTTGTTATTTTATAACTAGGACTCGTATCATAATTATAAATAATATTCAAATTACTGTCACTTTTTTGTATTATTTGAATATAAAGAATGTCATATAGCTTTTATTTTATAGGTGGAATTATTTCATTTTTTCTTTTACTCTTTTTAGTGTTTTTTTATTACAGAGTTAAATGGAATAAAGAGATACATCAAGCCTTGATGATTAATAGTAAACTTAAGCAATCCGAAACGAATGGATATAAATACAAATATAGAGTTGCGTAGTATACGTTTATTTTCAAATCGTTAAATAATATAAGATATAAAACATCATGGTTCTTCTTGCAAACAAAATAGGTCTTGTAATAAGAAATCCACAAAGTGTATTTACAAATGGTTGTGTACAACAAGCTGTTTTTCTTAAACAGTTGATAGTTAGTCTAGGGTACCCATGCGATTATATTGGCATTGAAGAAGATTTTCAAAACTTTCCTATAACAAATGAACCAATCAAATTCATTGACAAAAATTCAAAACTATCAAATTATAAACTGTTCATTTTCGTATCCCTTCATTTGAATCCAAAGAATGATACCGATATCATTAATACCATCAAGACACATAATATCAAATGCGTCAATCTTGTATGTGGTAACCTTTATATCCTACATCAGGAAGAGTTTGTTTTTGATAAACATCATATTTTACATGCCCATGATTTTGATACAATATATGACGAGTATTGGGTATTGGAAATGTATCCATTTTTACCTGATTACATAACATTATTGACCGGTAAACCCTCCTATATACTCCCTTATATATGGAACGATACAATTATTAATCTTCACGCAAAAAGTTTAAATATTGAAACGGATTACCACGAGATATCAAGGAGTAAAATCAACATATTAATTTATGAACCCAACATGAGTATTCATAAAACTGCCTTTGTTCCCATATTAATTGCTGAAAATTATCAAAGAAAATATGGAGATAAACTCAATAAAGTATATGTGTTTTGCGGTTTGAATGTAATAAAAAACAGTAACAATGATTTCATTCAAAAACTTGAGATTTATAAAACTCAAAAACTAGAAGCATATGATAGAATGATAATGCCAAACACTATTTCTCTTATCAAACAAAACAACAACTTTATCAATGTTGTTATTAGTCATAACATCATGAACAATTTAAATTTCTTACATCTTGAAATGATGACTATAGACATACCTATAATACATAATTGCGAGCCTTTTAAAGATAATCAATTATATTACGATGAGTTTTCTTGTTGTAAAGCGATAGATATGGTAGAATGGGTTCGAACAGATTTTTATAAAAATTCTGATTATAGATCTAATTCTTTCAGTGTTAAACATAGATTTCATCCACTAACATTTGAACGTCAAGATATATATAAAAACCATATTGAAAGAATTAGTAATATTTTCATACAAGATGACAAAACAAACACTTTAGGCATTACAATTCCTTTAATCGATAATTTTGTCAAAGTGATTGATGTCATATACAAACAACCTCATTTTGATAAGACACTATTTTATACTGGTAATGGTATTTCTATCCTCCTTTCACATTCATACGAGTATACACTTCTTGAAGATACTTTGAAAAATATGAACAATGTGAACAATAATTTACCTGTTGAAATTGTGTGCAATGATCTTATTACTCCTATAAATGATGTTAAACAAATTATTCAAAAATATAAATTTGGTTTTAAAATAGACATACTTAATTTGGGTGAAAACGATCAGAACATAACTGAACCTAATATGTTCATGGGCATTGTTTTCAGTAATTTTGAAAAAGGAATGATCATAAAACCAGGAGTATTATTCATTAACCATCAACCGGTTCATTTGATTGATAAATACATTCATGAAGGATCAAATAGTTTAATGTACTATCCTTCACATGAAAAATCAAGTTATCTCGACAATATTGACCTAAACATTCTCAATAAAATTTGTCAAAATCTTAATGTAGAGACCTATAATTTTGATCAGGTGTATATTAACTGCTCTGGAGTTATCTTTTTCAATAAAATGGATACCGACTGTTTGAAAGTATTAGGCTTAATGTGTGAGCTTATTAAAATAAATAGACATGTCTCTTGTAATGTAAATATTATTAATATTGTATGTGACCTAATTTATAATAATAATAAAAGTAAATTAAACAAGCAGTGTAACCTGTATGGATATATGGACAGTGTGTTTAATGGTTTAGGTGTTTATTATAGTGATCAAAATACTAAAGAAATAGAGATTTGTGTGTTACAATGTCCTATATCTCAATCTAAAAACAAAAATTTGATAACAATTGATTGTGACGAAAAAGAACTAAAAGTTCATAAAGATACATCAGATACCTATTTTAAATTTTCAGGAAAGTTTGCTGCTAAAAAAACACCCAAAAAGCTTAACAAATGTTTACAATAAATATAAAACATCACAACATTTACAAAGAAACATGTAAACATATAATGAAACTATGTTTGTGTTCAAATTTGTTATTTTTTATTAATCATAATAAGAAACATAACAAATCTAGTATGCAGCATTTAACACATAATTTTACTAGTTTACATTTTTCATCAGTTCTTTCTAAAAAATGTTACAAGAATACATATCGCAATAAAGCAATAAAAACGATATATTGTGGTCGTAATAAATCTAACATTAATTCATATCACACAGTAAATAAAATTCAACCTACACACAAACAACATATATACCAAGAGTTTATGAGAAATATGGATATTCCGTTTGTAATTGGTATCGGACCTGCTGGAACTGGTAAAACTCATTTTGCATGTAAAATTGCATTAGAGCAGTTAGATAACAAAAACATAAAAAAAATTATTATCACAAGACCCACTGTATCTGTGGGGCAAAATATTGGGTTTTTGCCTGGTGATATCGAAGCTAAGATGACTCCATGGTTGATTCCATTATATGATAATTTTGTTAAAAGTTCCAATGATAATAAACTGATCAAATCATACATCCATAACAATTTTATAGAAATTTGTCCTTTGTCTTATATTCGTGGTAGAACTTTTGAAGATTGTTTCGTCATAGCAGATGAGATGCAAAATTCTTCCATTAATGAAATGAAATCCCTTATCACCAGAATGGGAAGCAATAGTAAGCTTATTGTCAATGGTGACCTTCATCAAAGTGATATTACCGATAGTATTAATGGTTTAGACCATTTAATGTCGCTAATTCAAAAAAAAAATCTGAATCTAAATCTAAACATGATTCAATACATAGTTTTTGATCAAAATGATATCAAAAGAAGCGAATTTGTAAAATATATGATAGATCTTTATGAATAAATAGTAATTAAGTGTCCTTCTTTTTTACGATCCGCTTCTTTACAACAACCTTCTTCTTAGCTTCAGGTTCCGTTTCAGGTACTGCTTCAGGTACTGCTGCTTCAGGTACTGCTTCAGGTACTGCTGCTTCAGGTACTGCTGCTTCAGGTACTGCTTCAGGTACTACTGCTTCAGGTACTGCTGCTTCAGGTACTGCTTCAGGTTCATCTTCTTCATTGTCTGAATCTGAATCTGAATCTGATACAATATTACTTTTTCCTACAAGAGTTTCTGTTGACTTTTCAGATTCTTGAATTTTTGTTGCACTGAACATATTTGTAAGTTTTTTCTGAGTATCGTCATCATTAGATAATGATGATACACTGTTATTGATCATATCTTCTTCAATATAACGAATTGAAAACCCACTAATTTTATTAGGAGGAATTACTTGAATCTGTTCAGCTTTCCATGACATACCAAACTTCCCACCAGCAATCCATATACCATTACATTTCATAATGACAACCATTCTAGAGCCTTTCGTCTGAATTTCATTTGGATCAATCAGTTCATTACTTTTGTTGTACATTTCAAATTTATATTTTCCATCTACATATGGAAGCTTACACTTCAAACGAGGTGGCCATTCTGTGCTAATTTCTCCATTCTTATCCTTAGGATATTTAATCATCGTTGTATACAATGCTTCAATTACCTCTTTCGACGGATACTTCTTACGAAACCAATTTTGTTGATACTCGTATCCTTTCGAAACATTTGATTCATCTAAATTACGCATCAATGTAAAGAATTCCATAATATTTGGTTTATCATTCATACCATTAAAGGATAGCTCAATGGTATGAGTTTCTGTATTGCTATCTTCATTTTTATAAACATTAATTCCAAAGGGACAATAACACAAAGGAGTCTGAATACGAATTGGTGATTTTTTGAATGACACATAAATCATCTTCCCACCATTTTCAAGTTTTCGAGGCTCGTCGTACAATATCTTTTCAACATCCAGTTCTTTAGGGAAGATAATAGCGTTGTTAGAAGAAGCCATGGTTAATATGAGAGTGTAAATGTATATAAAATGAGTATGTCTTATTCTTTAGGTAAATAAACTATAAAATCAATTTTTTTTTTCCAATTTAAAAAATTTCTAAAATGTAGCAAAATCATAAACATTTTTAGGATGTCTTTTTTTCAACAAACCTTTTCTAAATGTTGAAAATTTACCAAACAATTCATTCAATGCATCTTTATCTGACTGTTCTATAGGTTCAATGTATTCATAATCTATGTAAATAGATATCATATCTTCTTTTATTGGATTCTTTACGCAGTTTTTTTTAATATCATAAACGGCGTTCTTAAAACATACCAAATGTTCTTTTTTATCAAGTTTTGAAATAAATTCAGGATCATAAAACAAATAAAGACATTCTTTACAAATAGATTCTTTAAAATTAACATTTTTCAACTTATCGATGATACTATTCGCTTTTTGAATATCATAAGTGATCTTTTTCAGGATAACTTCATTCTTTTCCTTTTCAGATTTTAAATCATTATTATTTAATTCATTTTTTACAATATATTCTTTTTCAATAAGAGCTTTTGTGAAATTCTCATAATGACCTAAAACAGTTTTTGAAAGTTCGTAATACGGACCTTCTTCTATTTGTTTCCATTTAAGTCCATCGTACTTAAACCACAATTTATTTTTCAATCGAGCGGATACATAATCATCTTTATAAAGATAGAAAATAACATTTGCAATGTCACATAAAGCGCCGTCTAAACTAACTTCGATAAGGATATTTAAATTTTGATCATCTTTCATTTTGATTAATTCCTTATTTTATTATTTACATTTTTTTCTTTTAAATACAATAATGGTTGGTGTTTTGTCAAATGAAGTGACTATTGCCTTTTTTACATTTATGTCTATTAGATATTATTTACCTAATTTTATTTTAGAAAAACCCACTACGTTATGGGCAGCATTTATATTATCTTCATGTTACGCATTATCAATTTATATTAGAAAACACCATAAACTAATCTCTGAATTTATTGGTATGTAAACTGTTTTTATATAACAAGAAAATACATTGTTATGAATGAAATAGTGGATAATGTTATCAAAGCGGTATTATTCCTATTAATATTTTTTTTTAGTTGAGAAATTTGGGCGTTATTGAGCTTTTCATTTGATATACTATTATTGTTGTTTACTATTCCTCTGTTTTCTATAAGCAACCCTATATCGTTTAGTACACGATTAAATATAACATCCGCACTGAAAAGATCACTTACAAGATCCATTACAAGATCATAATAAGAAAAGTTGGGATTTAATGTTTTACAAACACCTTCCAATGTGCTTATCGTTTTGAACATTAACACCATATTAGAATTCAATATGAATGGAATATCGTTAGGATCAATGTAACTATCCTTGTCAAATCTACTTATCAATGTTTTGTAATTAAGATCGGTAATGTATTGTAAAACATTACTGACTACTTTAAACAGTATTACATATTCATTATCATTAAGACTGTCAATACTTTTTGAATTTGTTTCTAATGCGAACAATATATCATTTTCCAATAATATATTCATTATTTTTTCAACATTTCTTTCAACAAAAGCTCCGCATAAATCTCGCAAAACGAATATAAAGTCATCATCGTACTTTTCGATAATTCCGAAATCATATAATATTATAGTTCCATCTAAAGAGACAGATATATTTCCAGGATGAGGGTCAGAATGTAAATAACCATTCACTAGTATCATTCTAATGAATGAACTCATAAGACTTTTTGATAATTGTACACTATCAATGTTACATTCTTTTAGTTTTTCGATATTATTTATTTTGATACCAGGTATATATTCCATTACTATGATATTAGAGCTTGTATATTTAGAATACACTCGTGGTATTTTGATAAAGTCGTTATTTGCAAAAATATCAGAGAAAATATGAATATTTGACATTTCATTTTTAAAATTTGTTTCTTTTAATATATTCTTATAACATTCGTTGATTATCAAATACATATCATTAATTATCCTAAGGTCAAGTTTATTTAAAATTCTAAACAAATTTGATATACATTCAATTTCAGAAACAATATGCTCTTTTATGTTAGGTCTTAGCACTTTAATAACGACTTTTTTCATTTTATTGGACTTTAATGTACCTAAATGAACCTGACCGATCGACGCAGCGGCTAATGGGATTGGATTTATGGAATGAAATACTTCATCCAATGATTCGTTAAAATCATCGTAAAATATGTCATTAACCTTGTTAAAAGAAAATGAAGGGACATTATCCTGTAAATCATCCAATTCTTTAACAATATATTCAGGAAACATATCCGGTCTCGATGACACAACCTGACCCAGTTTAATGTAAGTTGGTCCCATTTTTAGTATTTCACGCTTTACCCATTTACCTGTCTCTGATGTTTTTTCTGATTTCATTAATTTAAAACCAACTTTCAATGTAAAATTTATGGTTTTACCATATAGTTTAACATCTTTAATCAATGTTTTTTGCATTGTAATAATTTTTAAAATGAAAATATTTTTTTATAAATAAGATATAATATTTTTTTATAAATAACATATAATATTTTGTTGTAGATTATAAAATGCATCTTCTTACTATTTGTAGTAACACGCAGCACAACTATTCACACCCACATGATAAAGCCGAAAAGAAATTCACAAATAAAAAATTTAAACAAGCGCATCTGAAAATTAATAAGCATTATAAACTTGTCACGACTACCTTAACTGAGTTTGAAAAGAAAAGATTTGATCGTTTGAAGAAGTCTGTAAGTTCGTTTAATAAAGACTTGAAAGAAATTGACGACTTTTCTAGAGATATGATACAAAAATTAAGAGATGATTCAAAAAAAATAGTAGAGGAAGATGAAACTCCTGAGAATAATCAATCAAATGAAAACACAACATCTGATGATATACAAAATTTACATAATAAATTTTTTGAATAATTTTAGTTACCGATATAAGTGTCTAACTCTTCTTCTGGGTCACAATATGATCTTTGTTCCCATCTATTTTCTAAAACTTCCCTCCATTGATGACAAGATTGTTTATAAGTTGGTGGTGTTATATTGGCATTAAAAGTCGGTTCATACAAAACATCACCATCATCATTCCATCCATAGACGATACACCCTCTTATTTCGTCATATTCTCTTTCTTCATGCATATTATTTTCATCTGTTTTCGATGTATCAAACTCAACAGGATGAGTGATGAATATATTATACTTGGTATATACTATACACTTAGCAGAAGTCAAAGTTATATTGCTTTTCCGCATTAGTTTTAAAACTTCTTGTGCAATTGAAAATCTTTCAGTTAATGATGTCGTAACGGGTGACATGTTGTATTTCAACTCTTTTAAAATGTATTTTTTCATATTGATTAAATTTGTATCATTTTTCTTTATTTCTTTGACAATTTCTTCTTTGACAATTTCTTTTTTGACAGTTTTTTTTTTCGGTGTATCATATATATTTTCGTTTTCATTTAAAAACGATTCCGCTCTTTTTGATTCACTTATACTAACAACCCTTCTGTTTCTTTTATTCATATACTTATGAATCAATTTTCTTAAATTTTTTAACTCAGCTTCGTCATTCACATGTGGTCTGATTTTTGCTATAATCTCATTAACTAAGGATCTCCTAATTTTTTTTTCATAGTGAATAGACAATCTAAAAAAATTCTCCACTGTTTCATTCATTTAAAAAAAGTTAAGATAATGATATTTATTTTTTTTTTCTTATAAAATGTTCACACAAGATCAAATTTTATTTGATATTAAATATAAAACATGAAACAGTTCCTTATTAAATACTTCGAAACAGAAAAAAGAAAAGCGTTGTTACCCTTTTTATTGGTTGAAATTATGAAAATGGTTTTGGGATATATGTTGAACAATAAACTAAGTCAATCTAAAGCAGATTCTATCTTTTTGTTTAGCAACATAATATTCTTATTTTTACATTACTCTCTTGATATAATAATAGCAAAGGATGTACATGACCCAATAAATTGGTATATTGGATCATTCAAGACCAACGCTATATTCTTTAAGTATGTGGTTTCATATACCATATCATACATTACTTCAGAAACAATTACCGAATACATAAATCGATTGTTTATCCGCCATAATTTTATGATTACCAAAAAAAGTGAGAACAATGTAATTATAATAAGAACAGTTGTTAATCTTATATTGAATTTGTTGATATTTTATCATCTTAAATTTAAATGGGCTTTATCAGTTAGCAAAAACGTAACGATAGATATTATTGTAATGTTTTGGACATCTATACTCATTATACTCTACATGATATTCAAATCTATCAACAATTTAGAGAAAAAGATTTGCGATAAAAATGACACTATTTAACGACTCGTAACAATATCCGCAATTTTGCTTGCTGATGTAATCCAAATGATACTAATACATGTAAAAATTACCATCATGTAAGGTATCATATTTATAATACTACCGTACATTAATATCATAAACTGTAGTATCAACGAAGTTCCAGACTTTCCAACTGGGTTACTCAGTAAATCTATAGTGGCTTTTCCTTTTGTTTTTACATCATCATCCATATACATATATGTGATCTCTTTATTAGGATCAAAGAATGCATATTTTATTGATTTTGTAACAATGGTAATTATAGCACCATATATTATGATAATATACGAATTATTAGTTGTTAAACTCATAATGAAAAATGTTACACCCATCAAAGACATTAATATCGGAGTTATCATGATAGTTACCTTATAAGGAATGTATTTCAATACAAAACTACTAAGAATCATTGTAAACATACAGAATATACCCTTGTAAGTTGATATACTTCCCATAAGTTTTGAGTAATCACTTGGATTATGATAATATTGATGAATGTTATACTTCCACACGGTGTCAATCAAATTACTTGCACTACCATAACACGCTAACAACATGACCATATACATTACAAATGGTATTGTCAAAACTTTTTTAATGCTCTCAAACACAGACACATTTGATTTTTTTGGGGGTTTGAAATCAATATTGTTGGTTATGGAATAATTACGAACCAGTATCTCATAACAAAGCGTATGTATTATTCCAAATATAAAGACTATAATCATTAACGATTGTACATTCAAAATCCAATCGTTTCTATACATATCTCCTAAATAGCGTGTGATGATTCCACACAAAGTTAATGAAATGTTTGATATAAATCCAAATAAAGGGTAGATTATTTTTGCGGAATCCTTTTTTACATAATTGTTGGCAGTTAACCAAAATAATAAAGTAATTATTGTAGATCCCCATATCGTTGATAGTGCGTAAAATAACGCAGATACCCAATTATTCAAAATCAACAAAGGAGTTTTATATACAGACAATGTTAACGAAATATTTGAAAATGGTGACAATATTCCTTGAATAGGATATAAAAAATATCCAAGTATCATGTAGGTTGAAAAAACACTTAAATACATGATACGATAGATACGATCTTGTTTCAAATTAATATTGCAAAGTTTTGTAAAAAAACACATAAATAGCACTGATAATGGAAAGTTTACCCATGTTTTCATGAACGGAACTGCTTCGGCTCCACATGATGTTATCAACAAAACATCCTTCAGATCTCTAACAATAGTATATACACCTAAATTAGAAAAACACATCCCACCCAACAAAACATGCTTTATGTGTTCATTGTTAGACATATTGCTTTTAACAAAATTAACATTCATCATAGGTTTTTGCACTACACACCTCATGTGATTCCTCGACTTATACACATATTTACTTAAAGAACGAGGATATGTTTTCAATCTGAGTAGTGTTTTGTTGTTATTAACGATTGAAGTTACAGTGAAAGGTTTCAACATAGATAAATCAATATTTAAGAATAGGTAGTGAAATATTCACATTTTTTGTTTAAGTAATTGTTTTCGATTTTAAATGAACGAGCTTCTCATGAATATCCATCAACATGTAAATGAGATGGTTATAGATTTCATAAAACAACATTTAAATAACGAACTCAAAAAAATAGAAGTTGAATTTGACATATCACATGAAGATTTAGAAAGAGTTTTGAATCTGAATACAGATCTTTATCAAAACTCAATTTGCAATGCAACTACATCGTTGGGAAGAAAATGTAAATACAAAACACATAACGGTGATAAATATTGTATTAAACATAAAAGACTGATAAATTTAGATAAAAATGGATCAACCCGATGATTGTTCAAAAAAAACAATTAAAAAACCAAGGACAGATGCACTTGACAAATTTACCCCTATTGTGTATAATTGGATGTCATTAGCACGAGATGAAATCGCTCAAGATACATTTCATAGCATACAAGAGATGGATATGTGTTTAACTGAAAGTTTGAGCAATGCTATTGTCGATTTTCATAAAAAAGAGACTGACTTAAAGAAGTTAAAAAAGGTTTGAGTTTTTTTTCTAAATGAGCACTTATAATATTTAGAAATAGTATCGAAAAGTCACTGTTTAATGTATTATCAACATGTTTCTGGAAAGTTATTTAAATAAGTGAACTGTTTTTTTCATAAAATTGTGTGATGAAGTTACACGAGTATGCAAAGAAGGTGTTTTCTCAAAACGGAGAAGATGGTATTCTTTAGCATATTTTCAAGATAATCGGTACAACGAACAAAAAGTGCATTGAGATTTGCGCAGGTGCCGGGTACGAATGCAATACCGCCAATTTGATCATTCACCATGGTTTTACTGGATTGTTGTTTGACGGACAGCTCAACAACGTGATACAAGGCAGATCATTTTTTGCATAAAAAAAGGTTGCACATAATGTGGTGTTTATTCACAAGTGGATGGATAACGCGAAGTAACATTCATGAAGATATTATTCGTGAAAATTTTCAAAACGAAATTGATCTACTATCTTTAGATATGGATGGGATCGATTATTGGATATTGAAGTCACTATGTATCGATACGCAACTGATCTTACCACGTGTGATTGTCCTTGAATATAACGATATTTATGGACCAGAACGATCGATAACCGTTCCCTACCGACATGACTTCGATGGATGGACTGACAATTGGGGTGGTCCAAACTATTGTGGAGCGTCCCTAATGGAATTCGTTCGCTTGCTCAAAAAAGAGTATAAGTTCGTTGGTTGCAACGAACACGGATTCAATGGGTTTTTTGTGCGAAGGGATATCAATGGATTCAATGAAGTAGACGACGTTGAAACGGAATGTTTCCATTTTCCCAAAGTTCAGTTTGGTATGAAATATAGGTGGCCTCGTGTTGAAAATCGAGAATGGGTTTATGTTTAACACCTAAAACAAATATCCACAAACAAATGGGACAATGGAGTTTAAAGATATTGACTTTAAGAAATTAAAAAAAAAAATTGAATACAGGTTATTTTTTTCTAAACGATCACTTATAATATTTTAAAATATAATTAAAAAGTCACTGTTTAATGGAGTTTCAATATTCTTCTGGAAAGCTTGACATTATAATGGGTTGTATGTTTAGTGGTAAAACCTCTGAATTATTAAAAAGAATAGACAAAACCAAACTTATTTACGGTGATAATGTTTTGATTATCAATCATAAATCTGACAAAAGATATGGTGAAGAAAGTGGTATATATTCGCATAATAATTATTTTAAAAGTTCGACAAGCTGTAATCAATTACATGAAGTGATAGAAAGCGATGCTTTTAAAAATGCAAAAGCTGTTTTTATCGATGAAGCACAATTTTTTGATGATTTAAATATATTTGTTTATCATTGCGTAGAAAAATTAGATAAGTGGGTTACTATTTGTGGTTTAGATGGTGACTTTTTGCGAAATAGGTTCGGACAATTAATAGATCTTATTCCTTTAGCCGATTCTGTTATAAAACTAAAAGCTTTATGTTTAAGATGTGGAGACGGTACCGATGCTTTATTCTCAAAAAGGATTATTAAAAAACAAACCAATAAAAACGATTCGGTAATATTGGTTGGGCATAAAAGTGATTACGAATCTGTTTGTAGGTATCATTACAATAATTGACTTTATTTCTTATAATCGATTTAATTTTATTTTCTTTTATTAACAATGGATATTGTCATAGATTCTATAAATAAACACAACTACGAATTACAACAACAAATATGGGATAATGAACGATCAAAACATTTTTTGCACAAATTTAAATTAAAATTAGATGTTTTAGAAAACAATTGCTCATCATATGACGATAAATTGTCTATACAAAACACAATCGATCTAATAAAGAATGAATGTGATTCCATTCTGTCGGAGAAGGATTTATATTATACGAAGTTCGGAATAGAAATATATAAAAAAGCAGTTGAATATGCTGACACTTTGTTTCATAAGTTAGAAACGAGACTCGTCGATATCGATTCCTTAGATGCACAATTTTTAGGTACGTTTTCATTAGGCATAAAAGATGAAAAAGTCAACTTAAGTATTGATGATCATAAAGAACTCAACCAATTACATTTACATCATAATGATTTACATGAGAATAATAATACACAATCCATTTCAAAGTTACAACAAGAAATATTAAAACTTTATTATAAAAAGAAATATGGTGATTCACATAAATGTATGAAGGATATTGATGTTTATAACAGTAAACATTTCAATAAATGGTTTAATAATGCATCAAAGCGACCTACACGATATATAAAACCTGATCTAGAAAATGAATATGATCTACGACAATATTATGAAAATAGATTTAATGATAAATATAAGAGAAAAAAAGATACAAACATATTTGAATCATACCATTTCAAAAATTGGATAAAAAACAAACAGAAACTGTTAACTGGTGTGAATAATGAATTGATAAAACGATATTCCAAATAGAAGAAGCAAAAATAACTTAATTTATTTTTTTAATCAAATCATCTATATCGTGGTATAACTGTGTCAATTTTATATTTTTTATTAAATGATCATGTTTTAATTGTATTTCTGTTTCATCCATATTTTTTGGATTTTCAAATGTACTGAAATGAGGTTCTATTTTGATCACAACGATATTAGTAGAAGGGAATGCTGTTTTCAAAGATGAATATTCATGCGGAAAGCGATAATCTGAAATAACTATATTTATATGAGGTGATATACTTTTTATAATAGAGTCTATCCAAAAAGACCTTTTAATATTGGGTAAAATTTTTTGTAATTCATACTGTCCAACATGTGTTCCCATAAACTTCATCATTTCTCTGGGTGTAATACCGTATGTATGATTTATTTCATCTTTGCGATGATCTTCTAATTCACTTGAGGAGACATCGAACATAACAGATACTATTTTTTTAAGTTTATTTGATATTTTGAAATGTTCATAATGGTATTTGTTTTGTAAATAATTTGCTACTGTGTCTTTTCCACAACGTGATAATCCGTTAAGTAATAAAATCATAACAATAAAACTATCGAGGTATAAATATATATTTACCTATTTTATTTTTCTTTAAATTGGAACTTAGGAAGAATAGAACCTACGGATGTGGACGATGCGTCATTTAAAAGAGTCCCTATGAGAGCAGATTGGACTTCGACAGGATTTACATTACATTTCTTTTTTGAATCAATACTGCATACAGGTGGTCTTCGTTCAGGCATCTTCCACAATTGATCATGACGGAGTATCATGTCGTCATACTCATGAGCTAAAGTTTCTTTTTTTTTATTACGGTTACATTCATATTCCATTTTATTTAAATTGCGTTGATGGTTTGAGATAGAAAGTTTGTTCTGGTCATCCAATTCTTTTTGAGTTTGACAACGATTACGAACATTTTGTTTATTATTTTCTACATCTTCCGATTGAACATATTCAGATTCGTCAACCAATTCACCGTCATCTTCAATAGCTTTCGGTTTAATATTTTCAGATGTATTTTTTAATGAATTTAAAATTTTCAAAGTAGTATTTTCAATAGTATCTTCAATGTCCGACGGATTCGTACATTCAAGTCCTTTAGTTGTGCCGTTGTGTATGTTATAAACAGTTGGTCGGTTGATAATATATTGAACTTTATTGTCTTTGTCATAAAGTTCAGTTTTAGATGTTTTAGATGTTTTTGTAGACTCTAGTGTAGATTCAATATGGCTATCTTCTTCTTCTTCAGTCGAGTTTTCGTAATCTTGTTTGTTTAAAGTTTCTTCTTTGTTTACATCCTTTCTTGCTTCCTCAACAAGTTTATCGTAATCTAAATGATCATTATTAGAAAGTAATATTTGTTCTGCTTCTGGAAACAAAAACAAGCGATAATTTTTGGGCTCTTTAACTAATAAGGTATCGAGTTCCGCTAGACTCATATCATTTGATCTTATTTTGTTAAAACATCTAAAAAGCTCATCTTGTGAAGGTTCTTTTCCGATTTGTGTTTTAAAAATCCCGATGATGTTTGCATATAATACAAAATCCTCATTAGAATAAGGTTTAGGATCTTCTACACTGTCCTTAAATTTTTCTATCATCTTATTTTTTTTGTTAATTTGTTGTAAGTTTAAACGATAAATATAAGCAATAACAATAAACATACAAAATATCAAAGAGATTTGTAAAATATGTTTCCACATTTACATTTATTAAATATAAAAAAAAATGCGTTCGGAAAGTTTTTAATCAAAAAATAGCCGATTTTTAGGAGGTTAAAAATCTGGTACCGATGCTCATACTTTGAATCTCTTGCATTAATAATTTGCTTGCGAATGGTATCCTTACTTCTGCAAAATTTATTTTATTTGAACAGTTATAGCATTTGTATTTTTTACGATCTGGGTTTACATTAGCTGGACGATTACATTTTTTGCAAACAAATATACGGTAGTTGTCAGAACATTCCATGAAACGCTCTTTCAGGAAGAACATAGTGCCATGTGCCCAGTTACACTCAACTTCCATTTCTCCTAAACGCAAACCACCATCACGGGCTCTTCCTTCAGCGGGTTGTCGAGTGAGAAGAACAATAGGACCATTGCTATTTCTGGAATGCATTTTATCACAAACCATATGCTTTAGTCTTTGATAATAAGTAGGGCCCATAAATATTTTAGTGTTCATTTGTTCACCTGTTCGACTGTTATATAGAATTTCGTTGCCATTTTTTTCGAAACCGCATTCGTTCTGCAATATATTTGCCATTTCGTTTACATCGATATTTGTAAATGGTGTAGAATTACCAAATGCACCTAATACAGTTCCTGCTTTACCCATGATAGTTTCAAATAATTGTGCGATTGTCATTCGGCTTGGAATGGCATGTGGGTTGATAATAATATCGGGAACGAGACCATCTTTGTTAAAAGGCATATCTTCTTGTCGATACATCATTCCAATAGTTCCTTTTTGTCCACTAGTTGAACTTAATTTATCTCCAATAGTAGGCTGTCTAAAATCTCTAACTTTTATTTTTGCGAAATTATAACCTTCTGATGATGTATTCTTAAAATATTTATCATGGGCACATTTCATATCAATATATCCACACTCATTGTTTTTAACCACCACACTATGATCTTTATTCAAAAATACAGAATTTTGTATCTTTTGTGGCATATATTTACCAATCATTATATCACCAGATTGAACAAACACATCTTCACCTATAAATCCGTCATCTTCTAATTTTTCATAATTAAAAGGTCTTCTGATGTTTATATCGCTTTCATTGTCAATTTTACAAAAGATCTCCTCTTCACCTGTAGATAAGTTCTTATTACATTGTTCTTTATAGGTTCTGTAAAATGTAGAATTGAACAATCCTCTCTCTACAGAGGATCTATTTACCATAATAGAATCTTCTTGATTAAATCCAGTATATGCTGCAATAGCGACAATAACATTTATTCCACACGGCATGTTACTTGAGTTCAACAATTTTTGCATGTTTGTTTTTATAAGAGGCTGTTGGGGATAATTCAACACATGACCGAGTGTGTCTAATCTTCGTTGATAATTCGTTGCATAAATACCAATCGCTTGTTTACCCATTGCAGACTGGTAACAGTTTCTTGGAGATTGGTTATGATCAGGAAAAGGTATATTACTTGCAAGAACACCGAGAATAAGAGAAGGATGTATCTCCATATGTGTATACTTAACAGGTAAATTGACACCTTTTTGAACTCTATTCAAATCTTTTAAATTCATTCCAATCATACTTGAGTTTTGCTCCTCTACATCCAAAAACTCCACAAGAGGTTCTTTAAACTTTTCTCTCAACTCGGGATCAGTAATCGTATTTGGACTAACGATATTTTTCCATATAAGTTGTCCCTTTAACAATGCAAGAACATGATGTTTATTAAACACCAACTTGTTATTTTTAACTATGAATAATGGTCGAACACATCGCCCACATTCTGTTGAAATGTTTATAATGTTATCAGTGACACTCCATGCAATACTTGTGTAGATATTAATTATGCCATTGCATTTATAACTCTTGAGCTGATAAAAGAGTTCACTGGGATTAAGATGAATTCCAACAAAATCACCATTAATAATAATTTTTGTATGACTGTACATCTTTTCAAGATCGTCTCTATCGTTATAAATAATAGTTCCTAATTCTTTGACATGTTGTCTGACATTTCGTGAATCAGATGCGATTGTAATTTTTGTAGAGATTGCGAGATTTTTTACTAAACCAACAGAACCTCCTTCTGGAGTCTCTGCTGGACAAATAATACCCCATTGTGTATTGTGTAGTTTTCTTGGTTGGATCAACTTTCCTGATTTCTCCATAGGAGTGTTTATTCTCCTTAAATGAGACAATGTTGCATTATAAGTCAATCTGTTCAACACTTGCGCAACACCTTGCTTTACATTTCCATTTTTTATACCCCAATTACCAGTTGCTAGTGCATACTTCAAACCAGATTCAATAGTGCTTATTTTTACGACTTTATATACATTATTTTTGTTGATAAGATTTGTGATATCATTGGAAGATTTCCAACATCCAGTATTTAACTCTTTTACAACAGAATTTTTAATATCTTTAACCACCCTTCCATAGTATTGACGAAACAAATTAGCCATCATAATTCCAGGCGTATCTACACGTTTGTTCAAATACGAATCTCGATCATCCATATCGGCAATTCCAATAAAACATTTTAATAGCTTATTTGTCATATATCCCAGATATAAAGCTTTCTTAGCTAAATCAGGACCAACATGCGGTAGAAAATCGTGTCTTAAAATATCCATTATTATGGATAATCTTTTGTTTTTGTTTAGTACAATCTCTTTTGGATAACCCGATATATTCAAATTACGACTCAGATATTCAAGAGCTTTTGCATGTGTAGTTATATTATTAGCTTCTTCAATACTACCTTTCAGTTGATTGACTATCATCTTTCCAATCTCACTTGTAGCATCCAACGTCACATGTTGTACAATATCAAGATCACTCTCAATTCCCAATGCTCTAAATAACACAAATAATGGAATATCAACACGAATGTGATGCATATTTGACTTAATATAATATCCAAACTGTGTAGGCTTCGATGAAAGCTTCAAAGAAGTTAGCTTGGGAGGACCAAAGTTGTTATCAGGAACAGATCTAATCTCAGCCACATGAGAGAATTGAGATAACTTATTATCAAGAAACACATAAGTTTTATTTTCAGCAATACGATCATGACTGATCACAACCTTCTCATTTCCATTTATAATAAAGTATCCTCCGAAATCATACTTACATTCGTCACTGTTTATGTTCTTCATCATAGGATTACTCAGATTACAATAATTAGATCCTACCATTATCGGAATCTTACCAATACATATATTCTTCATCGTCTTTTTGGCAGTATGTAAAACACCATTATCATACCATTTACAGTTTATATGGAATGTTACATATATAGATGAAGAATAACTGAAGTTTCTTTGTCTAGCTTCATGTGGCATCATTACTTTTGTACTTCCATTCTTTTCAAATATGGTTGGTTTAGTAATAGAAGGTTCTACAACATCAATCTCAATATTATACTCAAATGCATCTAAATCCTGAGAAAACTTATGGAAGATTTCTATCGTATTAAAACCATTAATGATTTGTTCCAATTTGTTTAATATGAAATCGTTGAAAGATTCCACCTGATGAGTTATTAAAGCCTTCCCTCCATTGTCTTTAAAATAACTCTCAATTACAGTCCATGTATACTTTTCAAACTCATCAAAATTTAATATGGATGTATGATCGTTATAATTTGTCATTTGGTAATAGTTGATGTGTTGTAGCTTACTGTATGTGTAAACTAAAATTGGTGTTTTTAAATAAGAATATACATGACTTAAAAATCTTAAAGTAAAATCAATTTTTTTTAAAATTAACAGATCTACAAATATGTGTTTGTTTGTTTAAAAAATATTCATAAATTGTAACACAATAATATGAATGATAATTATGAATATAGTGCAACAAATATTCAAACACAGAATGAAGATATAATATTAACAAGTTCTTTACACAAATTACTTGATAAACTGGCAAAAAAAGGTTGTTTAGAAATGGTTTTTAGTAGATTTCCATATTACAATACGAAGTTACAATGTAAAAGATTGGCTATACAATCACAAGAAGGTAATTGTGTTGCATTTTCCTATTATATGAAACATTTATTAAAAAAACACAAATTAAAAAGTTTCATAGTTGGTGCCAAAGTTCCACCAAAATTCTCTAGAGAAGGCTACAAAGATATTAATCATTCAAGTGTTGTATTTCCTTTTGCAAACGGTATTGCGTTATTCGATACGGCATTTTACTTCCACAAAGCCATTATTTTAAACAAGCAAAACAATTATGAAAATTGCCACACATTTAAAAATGTTTACACAAAATCCAATGATGTATGGTGTTTTAAACTAGCTGATGATAAGATAACAGTAAATATAAATGGATTTGATGTTGATGCGTATTACAACATTAAAGAACTAACAAATCCTTATAAATCAATTACAATACATACTAATAAAGCAGATAAAACAGTTTTTCGATGCGAGGTTGATAAAAACTTTATTTCAAAATTCTATTACAAAATAAATCTTAAGAATAACATTCTTAGTGTTAACTCAACGACTCAATATCATACAAATATAGATCTAAACTCTTTTCTAAATACAACACAACAAGTTAAAACAAAACAACTAAAAACATGGATACTAAGTTTGAAATTATCCAAATCTCAAAAAACAAAAATGTTTATTGATATTTTCTCATTTATAAAACTTAATAAACTGACCTAATAAACTAAAACCTATAGTGAATATTAAAATATTACAGAATCTTCAAAGTCTAATAAACACTCTTCTTCCTCATTACACTCTTCTTCCTCATTGCACTCTTCTTCCTCATTACACTCTTCTTCCTCATTGCACTCTTCTTCCTCATTACACTCTTCTTCCTCATTACACTCTTCTTCCTCAGCATCCTCAGCATCCTCGTTAAAATCTTTTTTACAAATCGGACATTTTGCATTCATTTTAAACCATTTATCAATACAAAGTTTACAATATATATGATTACATATAGTTTTTACAAAAACGTTATCATGATTTTTCTCATTACATTGTTCTAAACATATAGCACAAGAGATGTCTTTTTCACAAGATTGTGTAACTGCATTTAAATTAATAACACTATAAATGTCAGAGTATTCCTTTTTTAAAGGAATTAATACATCGCCACCATACATATCCTGTAATTGCAAGTTTGTTTCATAACTGTTTGGAAAATCGTCACCAAATAATAAAGGAAGTACATTCATAGTTTCATTTAGAGTTTCATTTACAGAAACACTTAAAGGTATACGTATGTTGCTATTTTGCATTGCATTAATAACTATCCGAGATGTTTGGTTATGATTATTATTTAAACCAAAAAATGTTCGAATATTTTGGTCGTCTTGATCAGAAAGAATAAACCTTCGTATTGTTTGATTCACATAGTTATTAGTCACAGAATGTATAAAACAATGCTCCAAATGATCTGTATACTCTTCGAAATGTATGTTCAAATTGCAAAGCTCACATGGAATTAGGACATGGTTATTCGACATTGTATAACATTTATATAATTTATATTTAGGTATTTCCTTTAACTAAAAGTATAGAAAATCAATTTAAACGATATCGGATAAGTTTATTTGTAAGTGTATATTTTTTGGTAATAACATATTCATAAATGTCAAAAACAAGTATATTGTTAGAATATTTAGAAATTCATAATGATTCAATAAATAAATATGGGATACAAACCGTAGTATTTATGGAAGTCGGTTCTTTTTTTGAGATTTATGCGGTTATTAATGATGATGAAAACATTGGTGCTGATATATACGAGATATGTAATTTATTCAACATTCAGGTTACCAAAAAGAACAAGTCGATTGAGAATGTAACACGCTCTAATTATTTAATGGCTGGTTTTCCGAATCATTCTTCACAGAAATTCATTGATATTATGGTAAATAACAATTATACTGTAGTGATTGTAGAACAAGTTACTCCACCACCTAAATCGATAAGAAGTGTAACAAAAGTTATAAGTCCGTCTACATATGTAAATGTTATTCAGAAATATGAATCAAATATAATGATGTGTTTTTATATGGAAAAAGTCAAATCTTTTAAAACCAAAATAGAGTATCATGTTTTGGGTTGGTCTTCTTTTGACGCATCAACAGGTATTTCTAATTGTACAGAAGTGACTTGTTTTACAGATGATAAATTATTGGTCGATGAGATTTATCGTATTATCCTCTCATATAATCCAAGAGAAGTCGTTTTTATAAGTGTCGAAGATAAGGACAATACATTCGATGGTACTAAATTTATATCTACATTAGATTTGACCAACTGTTGTATTCATAATAAGATACATCAAATGAGTAAACAGTACACCCAAATTAAATATCAAAACGAAGTGTTAAATAAAGTTTTTACAAATCATGGTATGTTATCCGTGATTGAGTATATCGATTTAGAATTCAAACCTTATGCGTTGATCAGTTTTGTTTATATGATTCAATTTATATTTGAACATGGTGAACAATTGTTGTTTAAACTGAAAAAACCCGTAGTAACATGTAAAGAAAATGAAAATACTATGATTATCGCAAATAATGCTCTAAGTCAGCTGAATATTATAGGTAAGGAATATAATTTATTGCAATGTTTAAATACATGCAAAACATCCGTTGGTAAGAGGTTTTTCAAAAAAACTCTGCTGAATCCTATTGTTAACATTGACGAATTAAACAGAAGATATAGTACTATTGAATGTTTTCTCTCGAATCTTAAATCTTTGAAAAAGATAGCTCTTAATCTTTCTAATGTTATTGACATAGAAAGAATGTTTAGAAAAATTGCATGTAATCAAATTCAACCATGTGAATTACATTGTCTTATTAATTCTATAATACATGTAAACGACATATTCGTTAATATTTATAAAATTAAAGATATTAGTGATAATGTTACCGACTTACAAGAATATGTAACTAAGAATCGTTATGATTTTTTCATTAAAAATATTAACGAACACTTAGATATAGACCTGCTAAGCAAATACAATATTGATAATATAAATGAAAATATATTCAAAAAAGGTGTTTACAAAGATATCGATGAACTCATACATCATAGATGTTTAATTTATGATAAACTAAATGAGTTGGTTACCTTTGTTGATAAAAAAACAGAAATGACTAATTGGCTAAAAAAGGAAAAAAATGATAGAGATGGGTTTCATTTCTTGATCACAAATAAACGATGGAAAACCCTACAAGATTATTTAGCAAAACAAGAGTTATGTGATGAAGTCAAACATTTGAACGCTTTGACTTTATTATCACAAAATGGCAGCAATATTCGTTTAAGTAGTGAATACATTAAATCGATGAACAACGATCTACAAAATTATAACGATAAAATTCAAAAAATGTTAGTTGTAAATTTTAAAGCTTTTGTAAATGATATCCATGATGTATATGGTAAAGTATGGTTTGATTCCATTGTAAAAATATTGGAAAAAGTAGATTTTTTCTTAGCTTGTGCAAAAAACGCTGAGTCACAATGCTTAACAAAACCAACCATTGTAAATGATAATAATGACGATATTAGTAGTTTTGTTGAATTAGAAAGTGTTAGACATTTAATTATTGAAAATGTACAGAAGGACATTGAGTACACACCAAATAACATTATGCTTGGCTCTAGATCCGCAATCAAAAACAAAGGGGTAGTTTTATTTGGTGTAAACGCATCTGGTAAAAGTAGTTTTATGAAATCAGTAGGACTCGCAATAATTCAAGCACAAGCAGGAATGTATGTACCTTGTAAAAGAATGAACTATAAACCATATAATCATATATTTACAAGAATTCAGTCATCGGATAATATCTTAAAGGGATTGTCTACATTTTCGAATGAGATAAGTGAATTACGAAATATATTCAAATGCATTACATGTAATAGTCTGGTCATTGGAGATGAATTATGTGCAGGTACTGAATCTATATCTGCGTTATCGATCGTAACAGCTGGAATAGAAACATTAGTGAATATGAACACGAGTTTCATTTTTGCAACTCATTTACATGAACTGAACGAACTTGCTCGAGTAAATAAAATGTTAGAATCATCAGACATAGCTATAAAACATCTAAGTGTAGAATATGATGAATTAAACGGATGTTTAGTTTATGATAGATCAATAAAAGATGGTCCAGGGTCATCGTTATATGGTTTAGAAGTTTGCAAAGCGATGAATATGAACCCTACATTCATTCATTTAGCCAATACAATAAGACATGAATTGCTTTCTCATACCGATTCTCATGAAATGGTAAGGCATAAATTGTCAAGATATAATAACAAGGTTGTTATTGATAGTTGTGGTATTTGTCATGATTCTAATAATGATTTAGAAACCCATCACATTAAATTTCAAAAAGATGCAAAAGAGAATGGTTTTATAGATAATAGATATCATAAGAATTCTAAATTTAATTTAGTTCCATTGTGTCAAAGTTGTCATAATAAGGTTCATAATAATGAATTAAACATTTATGGGTGGAAACAAACAACTAGTGGAATAAAATTACACTATCAAATTACACTATGAAATTTACTCAAAGAATATATTTTAAAAAAATTGAATTAGAGTTATTTTATTAATATTTTGTTAATAGAAAAGTTATTATCAAAAGATAATTATGTATTCGTGTAAACAAACGAGATCTGAACTATTAAAGATTTGTTCAGAATTTAAGATAAAGAGCTATACTTCAAAAAATAAAAAACAATTAGTTGATATTTTAAACAAACATAACAAAGATATTCAACATAACGAAGATATTCAACATAACAAAGATATTCAACATAACGAAGATATTCAACATAACAAAGATATTCAACATAACGAAGATATTCAACATAACAAAGATATTCAACATAACGAAGATATTCAACATAACGAAGATA